AGTTATATGCTAGTGATTTTTGTACATTATACCATTTAGGTCTATCCTCATAATGCTCTTTATCATATTGCATCATTCCATTGTAATGTTGCATCGTATAAGTTTTTTCGGAATTTTGAAACACAGCTTCTTTGGCTAAAAAATCTTTTGGTAACGGTTTAAATAAGATTACATCATTGTCAATGTGAACAAATGGTTTGTCTTGAATTTTGCAAGCCCATATTTTTCCAAGTGACCATTCTCTTTCATCAACATCATGTAACGCATCATCAAACTCAGTGCTTATGTAGTCAAACTTAAGACCATATTTTTCTATAAGTTTTTTTCCTTTGATGTCAGTTATAAAATGTATTTCTTTAAACCACTTTTTAGAATAATGTAAAGACAATGCAAAACATTCCATTAAAGCTTTTTCAGAATTAAAACCAACATATCCTTGTGTCATTGGTTTTGTCCACAAAGAATATATAGCTCTTTCTATCATACTATAAGTTATTTACTCCAATACCTTCTGAACCTGAATAATAATAAGACTCAGGTTGGTATTCTAATATTTCTATCATACTATAAGTTATTTACTCCAATACCTTCTGAACCTGAATAATAATAAGACTCAGGTTGGTATTCTAATATTTCTACATACACACTAGAATCTGGTGAACCTAGTAAATCACTATAGTTATTTAAAGGTTCTATTGTTAATGCTCCGGTAGCTGATATTGTTACTGGGAAGAAATCTATGTTAGTTTCTGCTGTAACAGCTCTTTTAACTATTAGATTTTTCTGAACCAATGTTGGTATAGAATTATCATAATTACTTACATCATATCCTGGGGTAAGTTTTATATGTGTTGGATACCAAGGTCTTGCTGTAGCTAATTTTGCTTCATAATAAACATTTGTACCATCAAGTTCAGATGACCAATTAACAGTTGCTCCTAATGAATTTTCTAATACATCTGTATATATTAGCTCAACAGTTTCTGGAAGATATGGTGCAATATCACTAGAATCAGGATCTAGTCTATAAACAGTCCATGCCCCTTCTCCAGCATTACCTTTTGTCGTCCAAGTACTATTTGAAAAATCACCTCCGGGTAGTATTGAAGCATTAAATATAGGATCTGAATTATTATAAAGAGTTTCTCTTAAGTTTTGAGCTAACCAGATTTGTGTACCTATTTTAACTGTAACATATATAGTACCATTATTACCTGTATATGGATCAAGTGAACTGGTATCTGAAGTATCTCCATCATTAAGAAGAAGTTCTCCAGCTGTTGCTTCTCTTACTAGTCTTACTGAATACCCATTTATCTTATATTCGTTGCTATTGTTTACATTGCTACTGGCTTGGGTCACAAAGCGGATCCAGGCATAGTTTGAATCGTGCTCTGTACTGCTCCACCAGAGACCGTAGTTGCCAATGGAGTTGAATGCTCCATCGACGTAACGGTTACCGCCCGGAAGACCTGAAAAGTTATAATCATCAGTTCCTCCACCATTATTCAACCATCCATAATATGTAGGAGGGTTTCCTTTTAGGTTACTTTTTAATTTTCCACCTGCTACACTAATTCCACCTGCAAATGTTACTAATGTATCCCAATCTGTATCACTAGGAACTCTCCATTGATTAGGTGCAACAAGTCCTGTGCCGCCATCTGGATTTGCTAATCCTCTTGCATCATCTACTGCAAACCAATTATACAAATAACCGTATCCTGGCCAGTCGATTGATTGAGAAGTTAACTTAGCTCTATAAGCTTTGTATGGTATTTCTGGTTTTAATGTTATGAGTGAAAGATTAGGAGTAGGACTTGTTACAGTAACCAAAGAAGATGGTCCTATTTGAACATTTTGAGCTGGTGATCCATTTACAGATATACCAGTTGGGATATTAATAACAGAATCTTGAGGATTCATGATAATTCCAGTAAGTCCAGTGCCTTGAAACCAAAGAGTATCAGTTTGCGGCCCTGTAATTAAACTATTGTTAACTTTTATTTGAAGATTTTGCGTTGCTAAACTTTCTAGATATTCTAAGTTACCGTCCATCTCTTGGATGGTAAGCTTTTCTCCTTTTCCTTGTCTTGTAATTAGGTTTGACATTACTTTTTCTTTAATTTTTTCTCTTTTGCTTTATGCAGCCGGTCCGAGGTCCTTTAAGAAATCTCTCTGGTATCGTACTAAAAATGTTTCAGGAGAGGAAATAAGGACTGAGTCGTTTGTTCTGTCCCAATAGTAGACTATGCCTTTATCAAAAAATCGAGATAGCCTAATATTATGTGAGTTAACAAATTCATACAGCTTTGAAAGACCTGAAGAATCTCCAATGAATCCAAACTGTTGTCCGGTAAATAGTTCAGGCCACACTTCTACTGCAGATAATCTTTCAAATGAAATCTCACCATTGACATAGTCAACGACTGAAAGCTTTACTGGCTGGTTAGAATCAACGCTCCCGTTTTCATTTACTCTAGCATTGATTAATATTTTACCGTTTAGCGGAGTTGATACATCAAAGACGGTGCAGTGAAGTTCACCAGTCACCTTTTTTTTCATCTTGCCGTTTTCTAATTTATATGTTCCGTATTGCATAACTTTTTCGTGTTTATTTTTTAAGCTGGTACTCCAGTATTACTCTCTGGTCTTATCACCAAAAGTTCCTTTGTCTCTTCATTATAGGAGAAGGTTTTTATGTGACTGTGTCTATCTGAGTCTAAGTCTAGAGAATCATCACTATAGAGATCAGTAATTTCTATTTTAGCATTCGATCCAATCGGTTCAGATTGAGATACCGCAGTGGTTGGTGTGATTTTAAAAAATAGTACATTCATCGTTCATTAATTATTTTTTAAGCTGGAACTGCAAGGTTTTCAAGTCTTGGTCCAACGAACATAAAGTTATAGTCTTCGCCTGTAAAAAACACATCAATCGAGGTAGTCATACTATTTCCAGCGCTAGGGGTAAGAACCGGAACTTTAACTTGCCAGACTTCGTCCGCAGCCGGGGTCAATTGCTTGCTCACTGGGTCATAATTATACGCCGCTATGGTTGGATAGTATCCCTGAGTATTGCTGGGTCCGTCTTGCACTCGCCTTAAATATGCCGCTAAAACAAGATTGTTCTTTTTAATTAGCTTGGAAAAATGTCGATAACTATCGCCTCCCAACCCGTCAATATATACGTCTTCTTCCCCCTCTTGAACTTTTATAATTTTCATAGAGTTACCTCCAATTGATGATATAAAGCTAAGTAAAATCGTGTCCGGGCTTCCAGTAATTACCAGGGCAGATAGGCTTCTTATTCTAACTAGTGCAGAATCCTCAATACCAGAATCGTATAACACATTAATTTCCGAAAAAGTTATATTTAGCCCATTGATCTCGCCAAACGCATAGCCAACCTGTAAGCTCGCATCCAGATTTGATCCTCCATTACTTTGGGTTATTGCAATAAAAACCTTATTTCCGCTAAGCTTTTTAAATATAAAGTCAGTGTTTCCGGCAACACCAGTAAATGGAAGTATTGGTTCCCCATCGAAGAGCGGTAAAACATCGATTGAGCCAGGTGTTCCCCAAGAGTTTGACTGTAGATCACGAATAATATAATTAATAGTTCGTCCTCCCTCGGCCTGGTCGCCGATCCAAAAGGAAACTGACTTTGTCTCATCTATGAAAAATGAACGATTGCAAGATTTATTAGATTGTGTAACTGCCATAATTTAATTTTTTTATTTTATGCTGGTCCTGTCTCCCCGATCTGAAGATCTTCTGGAAATTCAATTCCGCCTGGAGACATAGTTAAAAAGTTTTCTAACTGCTCGACTGTCAAGTAGTTCTGTCTCAAGTATTCTGTGCTCGGTACATGGTGTAATTGGGTCTGAAGTCGACCGTTTGGGTCCAATTCAGCCCCCATTTGCTGTATCGCGTTTTGCCATAAATTATTTCCCGGCTCCTCTTCATTACTCACTCGGACAACCATGAAAAAGTTAGCTGCACTCTCTGATTCGGTCGCATTACCGGATTGATTGACTCCTTTGGTTGAGGAAACATCATAGTCTCCCGATGTCTTGTCAACTACAACTCCCTTGTCCAGTAGTCTATCAATAGTCTCCGAATCAAGCTTTCGAACTCCTTCGGGATCTAAACCGTTTATGTATTGATATAAATCTGTAATCTGATCTAGTAAATGATTCATTGTTTAATCTTATTTTTTTAAGGCATGGCAGGTATTTCTTGAGCTTTAGTCACCAGCGTCTCTCCAAATCCAATCCAAACTCCTTTGGGTTTTTCGGTTCCGTAAAACTCATTGTATAGACTAAATCGTCCACCTGCGCTAAAATTGACTATGAATAGTCCTCTGTCAATTATCCTATCAATCGCTTCAACTGGATATCTAGGCCATGTTCCATATCCTCTTGAGATAGACCATAAATTACCTATTTGTGACTTGCCTCCAATGCTTCCCTTTTCAATTATTCCCTTGTCCCATATTCTATCAAGAATCTCTGCATAATGAAAGGACCCTACTCCCCACGCATCTTCGTACTTTTTTGATACTTTTAGAATAGACTCTTCGCTTGAAACCCCAAGAGCTTTCTCAATAAAATCTGTGTCAGGTTCGGTGTGAGTGTTCTGAATAGGAAGATCAATCCAATTAGGCTCATATTCATATCCTCGAGTCCTAGTATAAGTCTCAACTGAACACATATAATTTGTCTTGCTAGAGCCGATTTTATTTAGCTGCATAAAGCTGTCCAACTCGCTAAGGCCTCGACCTGGATATCCTGGGCGACCGTTTTCAGGTCGACTTAAAGTCTTTTGCCAAGTCTCAACCGACGCTATTCCATAAAACCGTTCTTGCATTTCTGGAACTTCGTTTGCTCCAAAAATAATTCCCGCTCCCATCAATTGCTCCCAGCGGTCCGGGTCAAATCCAGCTGCTTCAAAGGAACGTATAATTGGATTAGTCGAACCTCCTCCCTGTGCTAAGCCTTCTAAGTATTCTAAGTTACCGTCCATCTCTTGGATGGTAAGCTTTGAGCCTTTTCCTTGTCTTGTAATTAGAGCCATCTAATTGGATTTTTTATTATTTATCTAAAACTCAGTTTCCTTTTTTTGTATAAAATTAAAAATAAAAGAATGATACAATTTCACGGTAAAAACTTTGCTGCAGTATATGAAGAGCTCCTGTATGAGCTCATGAATGATCCTGATTATGTGACTCAGCCAAGGGACATGAAGATCAATGAGCTATGTGATGTTGCCCTAGTGATCGAAGATCCTCTTTCTTGTCTATATGAAAATGAGGTCAGATCTTCCCAATTTAAGTATATCGCGGCTGAGTTTCTATGGTATTTCATGGGTCGAAACGACGTCGAATATATCTCAAAATACGCAAAGTTCTGGGAAACGATTCAAAATGAGGACGGTACTGTTAACTCAGCATACGGAAATCTAATCTTTAATAAAAAGAATGAGTATGGGTTCACCCAATATGAGTGGGCACTAGAATCATTACTTAAAGATAAAGATTCACGACAGGCTGTCCTGCACTTTAACTTGCCCTCACACCAGTGGAACGGTAATCGTGATTTTGTTTGCACAATGTATGCGATATTCCAGATTAGAAACAGTCGACTTAATTTTACTGTAAGCATGCGAAGCAATGATGTTATCTTGGGACTTCCAACAGACGTTGCATTTTTTGTTACTCTACAGTCTCAATTACTTAATCACCTAAGAAATAATCCAACTTATTCTGAATTAGAAATGGGTACATACACTCACATCGCTAATTCTTCTCACATCTATGAGCGTCATTTTGAAATGGCAAATAAGATGATTAAAAGAGCATTTAAGCCTCTAGAGATCCCTGCAGTAAACTTACCCCTCATCTTAGAGAACGGTGATCCTTCACCGGACCTAATCGATCTTTTCAATGATTCTTCTACCCAGGTGGAAGACTCTCTCTATAAATGGATTCAAACTAACCTACTATCATGAAAGAAAAACTAATCCTATTAATGACTGGCATAATCAAAATGCTTCTTACTGTCCTTATCTGTAATTATCTGTACATCTGGACAGGACTAAATAATAAATTTAACCTAGATATCTCATTTATTCAGTGGTTAGCAATCATTGTGATCTTTAGAATAATCAATCCAAGTGAGGTCGATCAAATGCGTAAGAATGACAAATAAGGACCTTAAATATCACTTGACCTACTTAAAGATGGCCAGTGAGTGGTCTAATCTTTCCTGCTGTAACCGTAAAAAGGTCGGTGCTCTAATCGTTAAGGACGGAACAATCATTTCAGACGGTTTTAATGGTACTCCCAAGGGTTTTCCAAACGACTGTGAGAATGCCAATGGAGACACTCACTGGTATGTGCTACATGCTGAGGCCAATGCGATGATGAAAGTTGCTCGATCTACTCAAAGCACAGATGGAGCCACTCTCTATGTCACCTATTCTCCCTGTAAAGAGTGCTCTAAGCTTATAATACAATCGGGAATCAGATTAGTGATCTATCGAGAAGAGTATAGAGACACTTCAGGAATCAAGATATTGAGAGAAGCTGGAGTAAGCGTCACAAAACTAGATCTATAACATGGAAAAGAGAAAAATAGAGATCGTCTTTGTTAGAGACTATAAAAGCTTTGTTCAAGTCTTTAAAAAGAAGGAAAAGAGTGACTACATACTAAACGTGAGCAAGTTAATTAAGGACAAGTTTAGTACTAAATTCATAGTTCCAAATAAGGTACAATCCTTTTTGCTAAATTACGAGATTAAAAAGCTCTTGGACAAGGCAATCACCTTAAAGAATGAGAAATATCAAAGAGTTGTGTATCTTAATGCGACTCTTTCCAAGACTTCTTTACTAAATACTGTAGATTTTATCTCTGAAGAATACTTAGATTTTAATTTTGATTTTACTATCATTGATTCTAATGATCTTTGTGAGATTGAAGGAAAGGAAACAAGTCTCAACTTGATCCTAATATAATAAAAAAGAGCCGATTAGGCTCTTTTTCTTTAGGTATTTAAGTATTTTACATCATCCAATCAGAGTCACCGCATTCACTACACTCTCCAGGATTTCCTCCAGCCTCATAACCAGTTCCATCAGCCTTTGCCTCAAGTTCTTTTACCCAGTCTGGCTTTTCACCAAACGGAGTTTCATCCATTGGATTAGCTCCAAACTCATCGTCTTCTTCCTCGTCAAAATCTCCTCCTTTTTCAAAGCTCTTTAGTTTTGCTTCAATCTCTCTTAAGTCAGAAAAAGTCTGGCTTGATCGAGTAGCCTCTGCTCTAGCTTCTTCCTCATCATCCTCTTCTGGCTCAGAGTATTCGTATTCTGGTTCATTCATCTCTTCGCTAGGCTCGTCTAGTAGTTCCTCAGCTTCACTGATGAATCTTTTAAATGAAGTATAAGTCTTTCCTTCTTCTACCGGCTCTATCTCGATTACTGGTATTGCAGTATGATATGGATCATCATAAGTAAAAGGTTTCTTCTTTTCTTGTTTGTACACAAGATCGTGAGTCATTGCCTTATACGTTGAGTTATACACAGGGTGAGAAAAAGCTGGGTCCCTCTCAACCGTGTGACGATAGCCGCTCAGTTTTGGACTTTTATTATTTATGTTGCCCTTAGCGTCTCTTAATTCAATCGCTGATTTTGGTCCTCCAAAGCCAGGCTTTTTAAGGTCCATGTAATTATCAAAGGTTAAAATATCTCGACGATGTGTATTAAACATTTCCATGTGAAGATTCTTTATTTTTAAATGTTGATCTGACCTACTCTAGTCTCAGTCCAAACGTCAGCTCTATAAGTCATAGTAAGTTCATACGCATTATTATCTTCATAACCAAGGTCAATCGCCTTTAATCCAGAGTTAGGAATAATCGAAGGAAATGACCACTCTCTAAAGATCTCTCCAGTCTTATTAGATAAAAATACTGCCATCTGACCAACGTAGTCACGTTTTAAACCTTGCGCACCAGTCTGTGGATTGTAAACGATATCGTTCCATGCACGAAGAATATTATAAACATATGCATCATTTTCCTCATTTAAGTTGACTGTAAAAGTTAACTGTAGATCCGCAATAGTCGTGTCCGGAACTGCACCTGCATAGGATCTAGTAGCAAACTTATATTTTTGTTCAACTAGGGTTCCTGCATGTTTAGGTTCAGGGAGCCCGCTCAATTTAGTGACGTGCTCTACTAAGAGACCTACGTTTGGACCACCGATTGCAGCTGGAGGAGTCAAGACCACCTCAAACTGGTTTTGATAGATCGGTTCGTAGTAATTGACCGCTGCGGTTGAGTTTTTCCAATACGGTAAACCTGCCATATTATATCGATTATTTTAGTTATTTATCTAGTCTTCGCCTGCATCTCTAACTCGCTTATAATTCTTCCAAAGCTCGTTATAGATGTTGCAGGAAGCTCCCAAGAAGTTGATGATTCCAACATATTTCTTCTTTTCTTCTCCCTCCATGTTAGCAACCTTAGCTCCGATTCTTTTAGCGTCCTTTACGGTAAGTTCCTCCTTAGGATCTTTTCCTACCAGTCGCTTAAGGTCACCCTTCTTTTCAAGTAGAGCATATCTTTCAAAGCTCGTAATCGCTCTGTTCATGGGTTTAGATTATTTACGTTTTCCTCCGCCAACAACACTCTTGTTCTTTGCAGTAGTCATGTATTGCTTAGTGTACTTGTCAATATGAGGAGTTCCTTTTCCTTTAACTGGACCTTCAACTAAACCTTGATTAATCTTCATAGATCCTGATTTATCATTAGCTCCAACGTTAGCTTTTCCACGGTATCCCGCTTCTGCTTTTTTGAATGCTGCCATAAACTGGTTGTAGTTCATAACTGGATTTGCCATTGCCTTTTAATTTTTTATTATTTATCTTTTTAATGGAGAAGATTTTTATGTATCATAACTATATAACCAATTAAAATCAAAGTCATGAAAACAATAGTGATAGCAATCTTTACATTAGTTTCATCTTTAGCTACTTCTCAAGTTGAAAGAATAGAATCACGGGAATTAAATCGTTTAGTATTTAATAAGATCAATGACTATCGAATTTCAAAAGGAGTAAAACCTTTCGCTGCCTTTGATGATTCTCTAATGGAAGATTATAGCTATCGATTGACTAAATTAAACTCAGAGAGAGTTGGGCCAATTCATTCAGACAGTGTAGGCTATTACTGTAACGGAGAATGTATTTATCGATATTCAGCATCCGGTAATAATCAAATTGTTTTAGATATTATTAAATACGATTATGAATCCCTTGCTGATCGAGTAGTCTCACAATGGATAAATTCACCGACTCATGAAAATATACTTTCAGGAAAAACATTTAACGTTGCCACGGTTACTAGTATCCTTGTGATAGACAGAAAAAATAATTCTATCCAATACGATACC